TCAATACGAGACAGAGGGCGACCATGACCGTGTTCGAGATTTTGATGGCAGGGTAGATGTTATTCCTGTAACAGACCCAAATGCGGCGACCATGTCCCAAAGAATTATGCAGTATCAGGCCGCCCTGCAATTAGCACAGCAAAGCCCACAGCTATATGATATGGGCAAACTGCACAGGCAAATGCTTGAGGTGCTTGGTATATCTGATGCCAAGGACATCGTAAAACTTCCAGATGAGGTTTCACCAGCAGACCCTGTAACAGAAAATATGCGTATGCTTAAACAAGAGCCGACCAAAGTATTTTCTTATCAAGACCACGAGTCACATATCGCTGTACATATGGCGGCAATACAAGACCCGAAAATTCAGCAGATGGTTGGGCAATCTCCTTTTGCTTCTGCAATACAAAACGCTATGCAGTCACACATTACAGAACACGTCGCAGAGCAATATCGCTCACAGGTTGAGCAGAACCTTGGTGTGTCTATGCCAGACCCAGATGCACCGCTACCAGAAGATGTTGAGCTTGAGCTATCTCGCATTTCTAAGCAAGCCGCAGAAACCTTGCTTGGCAAAAACCAAGCAGAGGCACAAGCGCAACAAGCCGCCGCACAACAGGCTGACCCGCTTACGCAGATACAGCAGGCTGAGTTGCAAATGAAACAACAAGAGCTTCAGCACAAAATGCAAATGGACAAAGAGAAGCTTGAGATTGACAAAGCGTCTAAGATGGCAAACATGGAGCATCAGCAGAGAAGGCTTGAGCAAGAAACCGAAAGGGCTTATGACAGCATGAAGTCAAAAGAGCGTGTCGAGGGTGCGAAGTTAGGTGTCAAGGTTGCCGTTGAGTCAGACAAAAACAAAACTGCATTGAAAAAAGAGGGCGCAAAGCTTGGCATTGAGGCGACAAAGCGATTAGTGAGTGAGAACCTAGATGGCGAAACCAACGGTGAATGATTTGGACAAGCGGCTCACAGTTCTAGAGGGTGTATTAGAAGAGCGCTGGCTTGAAACAATCAATAGGATTAAAAGATTAGAGGCTGTCATTATAGGCGCGGCAGGAACAATCATACTCGTGCTTCTCACCCAAACAATAGGAGGATAGTTTGGACCCCATATTAGAGGCTCTCCAACTCAAGATTAGAGAGTATATGAATGAGTGCGCTGACCACCTTGCGGGTGGGGGCGCAAAAGACTTCACAGAATACAAATACATCACAGGAAAAATAGAAGCGTTGGCTATTGTTGAGAGAGAGATTTTAGAACTCAACAAAAAAGTTACTGAGCAGTAGTTGCGTTTTCTAAAAGTTTACGATAACTTTTAGACAACGAGGAATTAGCCTCGCAAGGACTGTGGACCTTATCCACTGCTAGGAAGTGAAATGTATTCAGCCGATGTCAAAGACTTGGACATGGAGCGCCTAAAGAAAAAAGCTATCATGCCAAAGCCGAAGGGCTATAAACTTTTAATTGCGATGCCATCCCTTGAAGAAAAGACAGATGGCGGCGTGTTTCTCCCAGACAGTATGAAGCAACAAGAGTCAACCGCATCTGTTGTTGGGCTTGTTCTAATGATGGGCAACGAAGCTTATAAGGATGAAGACAAGTTTCCAAGCGGCCCTTATTGTGAAGAGGGCGATTGGGTTGTGTTTCGCTCTTATTCTGGCACACGTTTTAAAGTTGAGAACCAAGAGTTCCGCATAATAAACGATGATACTGTTGAAGCTGTTGTTGAAGACCCAAGGGGAGTTAAAAGAGCATGAGCGAGTTAAGTAAAATAGAAGATGAAACCGAGTTTGAGCCTGTAGACCAAGGCGAAGAAACTCAAGAGACAGGCGCAGATGACGGTTTTGAAATTGAGGTTGTTGATGACAGGCCGATTGAAGACCGTGTCCCGCCAAGAGCAGACCCCGCAGAAACAGCAGATGAGGACGAGGGCGAGGCCGCACAGTATAGTGAGCGTGTTCAAAAAAGAATCAAACAACTTAAATATGAATATCACGAAGAGCGTAGAGCTAAGGAGGAGGCAGATAGACAGCGTGAAGAAGCCATTGCATTTGCCCAGCAAACTTTTAATGACAATCAAAGATTGCGTGAAAGTTTAAAAGCGGGTGAAAATGTTTTAATAGAGCAGGCAAAGGGCAGGGCAACCGCCGAAGTTGCGGCGGCTAAAAGAGCCTATACAGAAGCTTTTAACACAGGCGACCCAGAGGCCATAGCAGATGCTCAAATGCTTTTAACAAAGGCGCAAGCCTCAGAAATACAGGCTGACCAGTATCAACCATTATATCAAAACCTGCCGCAACAAAGGCCACAGGTTGCCCCTAAAGAAAATTCACGACCACAGGTTCACAAACCCACCAGAATTGATGTAGAATGGAGTGAAGCGAACCCGTGGTTCAACAAGGATGACAAGATGACGGCGTATGCTATGGGTGTACACCAAGACCTTGTAAAGAATGGCGTAAGCCCCCTTGATGACCCAATCGAGTATTATAAACAGCTTGATGCTGAAATGCTCGTAAGGTTCCCAGACAAGTTTGGTAGCGGACAAGAGGAAGCACCCCGCAATCAAGCTGGCAACGTGGTTGCCCCCGCACAACGGAGTGCAAGTAAATCACGCAAGGTGCAACTAACCTCTACACAAGTCGCACTCGCCAAGCGGCTGGGGATTACCCCCGAACAATATGCGGCGCAACTTTTAAAACAGGAGCAAGCTAATGGCTGACCGGAAACCACGCACCACACAGACGCGAGAAAAGACGCAACGGAAGAAGGCTTGGGTAAGACCTTCCGCACTACCTGACCCAGAGCAGGAAAATGGCGTAGAGTATCGTTGGGTAAGAACAAGCACCCTTGGAAACTCTGACACCAAAAACGTGTCATCTCGTTTTCGTGAAGGCTGGGAAGCAGTAAAAGCTGACGAGCATCCTGAAATGCAAGTGTTGCCAGATATCGACAGTAGGTTCGAGGGCAATGTAGAGGTTGGGGGATTGTTACTTTGTAAGAACTCCACCGAAAATGTGGAAGCTCGCAGAGAGTATATGAGGGAACAGGCATCACATCAGATGGAGTCTGTCGATAATAACTTGATGCGAGAATCCGACCCGCGTATGCCAATCCTTAGACCGGAGAAAACTACGCGCACGACATTTGGAAAGTAAGGTAGGGGAGGCGTCCTTGCTTAATTTTTAATTTAGCTAGGAGGCATATATTATGTCAGCTTCATCAGCACCTTTTGGATTGCGACCAATCGGACGACTAGACTCAGGCTCGCTTGAGGTTATGCGTCAGTATCCAATCGCATCCGGCTACGGGACCGCTATTGCGGCGGGTGACGTTGTTCACCTCGTAGACGGTGGCACGGCTACAACGATTGAGAAACAATCTGGCACAGGCGACGATTCAACAGAAATTGATATCGTCGGAATTTTCATGGGTGTGTCTTATACAGACCCGAATACAAACCAAAAAACATTCAGCACATTATATCCTGCAAGCACAACAGCTTCAGATATTATGGCGTATGTTGTTGACGACCCGAATGTCCTGTTTACTATTCAGGCAGACGGTGCGCCAACAAATGTGAATGACATTTATGGTAAAAACACGCTGTTGGTACAAACAGCCCCTAATACTTCTTTGAAAGTGTCACGGGTTGCTTTGGACATTAGTGAACTCAGCACAGACGCTCAAAACCCCATCCGTGTAATTGATTACTTGGGTGGACATGAGGGTGACGAGAAAGGCACATCTTTCCCTGTTCTCGTGTGCAAGTTTAACTATCATCAGCATAGTTCAGCTACTGGCTCGGCATAGGAGATTAAGTTATGGCTATTGCAAGACCACAGTTACTTAAAGAACTTCTGCCGGGACTCAACGCTCTATTTGGGCTTGAGTACGAGAAGTATGAAAACGAACATGCAGAGATTTATGAGACAGAATCATCAGAGCGTAGCTTTGAAGAAGAAGTCAAACTCTCTGGATTTGGAGCCGCACCTGTTAAACCAGAAGGTTCTTCGATTTCATTCGATTCGGCGCAGGAGTCGTACACCGCCCGTTATAACCACGAAACCGTGGCAATGGGCTTTTCAATAACGGAAGAGGC